GGCGATAAAATTCGCGGTCAGATTCTTCCAGTAGTTTTTTTCAGCCTTTTTCCGCAGCAATTCATCGCCGACATTGGAAAAGTAAGCTGTTAAGGTATAGTCGCCGTCTTCATCCGGCACTGTAACCTCATGGAACTCCACAGGCTCCGTCAGCTTGTCCCACAGTCGGGCGTACTCCTTGCGATCCAGCCCCGGCCCAAATTGCAGCTTGTAGTTGAAGTACACGCCAATCAGCTCGCGCCTAAGGTGGCCGTTGGCGAGGCGCTCCGCGTATTTATCCAGAAAATCCGCGCTGCGCTTTACGCTTAGCACGTCGATTTTGAATTGTTCGCCGTCAATTACGATCATCAGTTTCCTCCCACCACAAGCCGCGCACCACGGCGGGCTTTTTCTTTGTCGATGTAGGGCATCAGCAGGCGCACAAGCTGTTCCAAACCGCCGCTGGCGGCAAAGCGGATCGTGATGTCCTGCCCACCCCACTCGGCCAACACCTCGGCCAGCGCCTGCTGGATCGTTTCAAGAGGTGCTTCCACGTTCGTGCCGTTCGTCTGGTCGCCCAGCACAGCAAGAAATTCGTGGTTTGCCGGAATGACTGCGCCCTGTGCCAGATAGGGAATTTGCGGTGCGGTGATGGGGTCGATGTTGAAGCCAATCTTAGCCGTGCCCAGTGCATCCTGTGCAAATTCGGGCACATCAAAGCTGAAGCCGTTCAGCAGACCGATGACAGCGTTCATGCCGCCAACAATCGCCGAAATCATGCCGTTTATAATGCGGATGATGCCGTTGACCGCGCCGCGCACCACAGAGGTAATGCCGTCCCAGATAGAGGATACCGTATCAGCCAGCGCCGACCATGCGGCAGTCCAGACAGCGTTCAGCGCCGCCCCTGCCATCGACAGCAGCAGGGAAAGGCCCTTCCAGAAATTGCTCCATGCGGTGGTGACGTCCTCCCAAATCTGCATGGCCGCCAGCTTGATAATCAGCCAGCAGGCCGACCACGCTGCTTGCAGCGCCGCGCCTGCCATGCGTAAGGCGAGGTCAATTCCTTTCCAGAAATTGCTCCAGCCTGTGGTGATGCTCTCCCAGATTTGCAGGCCGAGCAGCTTTATCGTCAGCCACAGAGTATCCCAGATGTGCTGCAGATTCTCTCCGGCAGTGTTCAGTGCCTGTGCCAGATCGGCAAGTGTCTGTGAAAAGTTCTGTTTGATTTCGTCCCAGTGGGTCACAAGATAATTGATGATGACCGCCGCGATAGAGGCCAGCACCGCCAGCAGCAGCACAGGCCATGCACCGATGGCCGAGATGACCGTGACGATCAGCGAGCCGAGGCCGCTCAAAATAGCAGGAAGCACCGTGTCAAGAATAAACGCGCCAATCACAGGCAGCAGGCTCACGGCCAGCGCCGCCATAAGAAGCGGCCAGCAGTTGGAAATGAGTTCGGCAACCTGCGCCAGAATACCGACCCAGTCTACCGCCTGCAAGCACTCCATGATTTTGCTGCCGACAGCGTCCCAGTCAACTTGACCGAGAATCGTGTTGATGGCCTGCAGCACATCCAATGCCAGCGTGCTCAACGCAGAGAACAGCCCCGGCCAGTCAATCGCGGCAATCATCGTCACGATATTGTGTCCGAGGTCATTCCAGTTTGTGCCCTGCACCGCCGCGATCAGCGCGTTCAGCAGGCCGATGGCAAAGCCGCCCGCACCCAGTCCAGCTTCCAGCCACGGAATATTGGAGATGGCAGAATTGATGCATGTTGCAATGCCATTGCCTAAATCCGTCCAGCCGCTGTAATGCAGCACAAAGTTGTACAGCGTCAGAATGGCCGCACGCATCCCATTCGTCAGCACACGCCCCAGCGTGTCCCAGCGCAGTTCAGTTACGGCAGTTGTCAGTCCCTCTGCAATGCCCGCGCCCAGACTGTCCCAGTGGATGCGCTGCATCAGCGTGTCCGCAAAGAGCAGCGCTGTGTTCAGCCCTTGTGCAATGGTATGTCCGATGGCAGTCCACAGGCCCGGTACTTCGATAAAGCCATTGATGCAGTCGGCAATGTTTGTTGCCCACTGCACAGCCTTATCCTGTATATCCGGCCATGGGATGGCGTTCAGACTGTCACGCAGCTTCTCGCCGATCAGCTGCCCGACCTTGTACCAGTCGCCCTGCTCTATGGCATCCATAATGCTGTCAAGGAATGGATTCTCCGCAGAAAAGTCGAAGTCCGGGGTAATGCTGTCTGCTCCACCACCGCCCCCGCCGCTGCTATCGTCGGACTGCTTGTTCAGCACGTTCAGTTCGTCAAAGGCGGCCAGTTCACCATTAGCGTCCTTGACCTTCTTCGCTGCGCTGCCCGCCGCCGATCCAACGCCGTTCATAGCCTTGGCTGCTCCGGCGCTGGCGGAGATTGTGCGCCCGGTAAAGAACGCCACCAGCCGCGCAATGTAACTGAACACCATCGCCGCCGCATTTGCCAGCGCAGTCAGCGCGGGGGTAAGTATCTGAATGATGGGCGCGGCTGCCGTGGCCGCTGCGCCCTGCAAGTTGCCGAGCGCCGTCCGCAGGCTGGACGAAGACAGCAGCGCCGTCCCCATCCAGTTCGTCAGCGTCCGGAGCCCGGAGGAAAGCACATTGAACACCAACGCGCCGGACACCAGCCCTGCCAGCCGCTTGCGTAAGTGTTCCGTGCTCTGCGCAGCCTGTGCCAGCCGTTCCTGCACACTCTGGGCTTTGCTTTTCACAAAATCAAAAGCCTTGCCGCCGATAGAGCCTATCGCGGACAGTGACCTTTTCAGAATCTTACTCACTGATGCCGCGTTGAACAGCTTTGAGACGAAGGCGTCCATCGCATTCGCTGCACGCTGCACATTGGATACATCCACCTGCGCCGCTTGTGCAGCCTGCGCGGCGTTGGCAACAGCCTCGGCCTGCCGGGTCGTCTCATCCTTCTCCTGTGCAAGCTGGGCAGTCAGTTCGGCGTGCCGTTGCTGCAGTGCCTGCACGGCGGCATCCTGTGCGTGGTAGGCATCGGCGGCAGCCTGCACAGCGGTATCCTGCTGCTGCAACTTTGCGGCCAGCTTGTCGCTCAGCGTTTCGTCGCCCTTGGATGTGACGCCGAACTTCGATTTGCGTCCGGCATCCAGTCGAGCGTTTACTTCGTCGAGAGCGGCAGCCGTTTCGGCAGCTTTCTGGCGGGCGGCTTCCAAATCGTCCCGCAGCTTATTCCGTTTGGTCGTGGCCGAGCCGAGGCCCTTTTCCACCGCATTGATTTCTCGCGCGGTTTCTTTGGCCTTGGCCTGCAACTCTTTTAAGTCTGCCTCGGCCTTTCGGTTATTAAAGCGCGTATTGATAACGACTGATGCCACAGCTTCACCTCCCCAGAAGATCCAACAGCCTTTCCTTTTCGGCCTTATCCTCGGCACTTTCTGCCGCATGGATTTTAATAACGGCAGCGTTCTCGCGGGCAAATTCCTGCTCGGATTTGTCCAGCATTTTACCGCGTGCTCGCTTGTTTCGGATGTTCACCACCTGCGCAAACAGGCCATCGCCGATGCCATGAAATGCACCGAGAAATTCCCACCAGTGCAAATACCCGCATCGGCGGCAGCTATACCCTAGCACTTTGTCCACGGCGGGTGCGATCAGAGCAGCATCCTGCTCCCAGTCCACCAGCCGGGGGCGGAAGCCCTGCTTCTCGTCTTCTTTTCCCTCGTTGATAAAAGTAAAAGCCGCCCGAAGCGCAGCGTTTGCGTCGGGCAGCTCTTTCCAGCGGGGATATAGAATTTGCAGGCAGGCAACGTACTGCTCCTGCTGTGTCAGGTCGGGGTCAGTCAGCGCAGCCAGTGCATCCAGTACGGCGCGAAAATCCGAGCGGATCGCAAAGCTGCGCCCGGCCACCTCGACGGTGGTGGGTAATTCCCATGCACTCATGCCTGCTGACCGGGGGCAAGCCCCTTGCTGAAGTCGGCATAGACAGCGGTGTGCTTTTTAAGCCGCGCTTCGGCGGCAGCGATTCCGGCCTTGTGCGCCTCCTCCACCAGAGGGGCAACAGCTTCCAGCACCTTTTCAAAGACAAAAGCACCGTCATCGGCAAGAGCCAGCGCCGAAAGTCCGCCAAAGAAAACCGAGGACACATCACTGCCAAACACCTTGTTCAGTTCGGCCTTGATGGTCGTATCCATTGCGAGAATCTTTTCAGGTGTCATGTCCTGCTTGGCCTGCTCCGCCAGTTCTGCGATGGCATTGCGTGCCGAGACGAAGCGCCCGGAAATGCCGATGTCGGCAGGGTTGATTTTGATGACGCCCAGCAGTGTGCCGTCGATGTCTTTCACGTCATAGCTTTTGACGCCGCGATCAATAACCAGTTCCATGATGACTGCTCCTTTCACGCCTCGGCGGTGAACGCCTTGGTGGTGGGGTTGAATGTGCCTTTGGTTTTAACGCCAGTATAATGCACGTTGAACGGAATCTGATAACCAGTGGTGTCGCCGCCGTAGCTGCTGACCTCGATGTAGCACTCTTCCCGCACCGCAGGGAACGCGCCGCTGCTCTGGGCGTCCCACAGCTTGACTTCCACGATGTCGGTTTTCAGATCATCCAGAACCAGATCGTTGTCGATAATGCTCTGCAACTTCTCAAACAGCGGGTCGCCTTTCTCGGCGTAGTAAGGACTGACCTCGCCCTGCTTCTGGTAGCTGTCGATGCTGACAGTCTCGTTGCCGAGAATGTTGGTTTTCTTTTCGACGTTGGCGGACAACTCCGGGGAGTATTCCTCCAAATCTTTGCCCAGCCGCACATAGCTGGCCGTGCCATCATCTGCGGCAAAAGTTGCATTCAGATAATGCGCCATATATTTGCGTTCGATTTTCATGCAAAATCCTCCGATTCATAGGTTTTTGTGTAGCGCAGGCTCAGCACGACCATATAAGTCGCCGTGCCTTCGGCCTCCGCTTCGTACAGCACACCGTTCTGGGCGCGGGCGATGACAGACTCTTCGGCGTCGCCAAAGTTTGGAGCAAGGCCGTGGGTACTCTGCTCCTGCACCCAATGCTGGAAGTCGTTGACCCAATCTGCGTTGATCTTCGCGCCCTCATCATCGCCTGCACTTTTGGCAAAAGTAAAGTACAGACCGAAGTTGCTCTGATTTGTGACGCAGACTGCGCCCGTGATATAGGTGCGGCGTTCAATTTCCTGCAGCCCCTGCGGGAAGACCGCGCCGCAGCTGGGCACTTGGTCGGTGTAGTCGACATGCCAATCCTTCAAGATGTCATGCCCCTCATAGGTGCGCAGCCATGTGATGACCTGCTCAAGTTCACTCATTCGCCAGACCTCTTTCCAATATAGCGTTCCAGATCGGCAGCCAGCGCATCACCCTCGGCAGCCACAAGCGCACGATCCCAATGCCCTCCGGCAAGGGGATTCTTTGTTTTTGTATAGTTCAGCGGCTTCCCGCTGCGGCTCACGGCGTTATACAGATAAATCGCCTGCGGCTCTTCGGTGACGATCTCCGGCACGCGGGGGTCGGTCTGGGCGACGGTCAGCTTGATGGTCGCGCCTGTACGGTAGGGCATATACTTTTGAATGCGCCGTAGCACATTCTTGGTGTGGAACATTTGCGTATCACCCTGTTCATCCAGTCCCACTTCCTGCAAAATCTCTTCTGCGGCGGGAAAATCAAGCGTGACCCTCATTGCTTACCGCCTGCCTCCACATGGTACAAAACATTGCGGCAGCCCATGTCCCGCACCCAGTCTACAGTAACCACACCGGGGCGGTTGGCCGGGACGAAGCTGCCCCACTGTTCGCGGGTTGTGATTTCTTCCCCAACACCCTCCACAATGCGATCCCCGCATTCCAGCACATACACGCCGGGGATGCCGTTAAAAAGGGCGGGGGCAGCCCTCCGCGCGTTTTTGTTGGGAATTACCAGCAAAAATTCGTCGCAGGATTTGCCCCCGCTTTTATCAACGGTCTGCACGGTTTTACGCTCAAAGTACGCGCCATGAATTACGCAGCGCGTCACCCGGAAGGGATTATAACACGCATGGTACACGGTAACGGTCTGGCGGCACAGGTCATAGATCGGCGAACGAAGCGCTCCCTCATACCGCATCAGCTGCACCCCCTGTACACATCAGCATACAAGCACAGAATGCGATAGTATTCTGCCGCCTGTGCCTTGGGTGTCGCATCAATGGCTGCTGCCGTGTTGGTGGCGTAGCTTTCGCTTACGCTGCCAATCGTAACGCTGGCCGGAGCAGCCGCAGCACCGCTCTGTACATCGGCAAACCTGCGCTGGGCGTCAGCAATGGCACATACAGCCGTGTCGCGGGCGCTGTCGGTGGGATATTCCACGCGGTACAGCCGCTCGTATCGCCGAATCAGCGCGTCGGCATCAGCATAGGCGGTCTGCCACTCGTCCGGCTGGATGGCCTTGCCGCCATATTTGCAGACGTAAAACTCGTAACTCGTCATGGGTTTACTCCTTGGTCGCCGCCCTCTTTGTGCGCTTGGCGGGCTTTTCTTCTGCCGCCGTGTCCGTCACTTCGGGGAACGGCAGTTCCACCGCTGCCTCGGCGGGCGGAGCATTGTCCGGCACAGGCTGCGCGTTGACCGCAGGGATCGGCTCGGCGGCGGGCGGGATGTATCCGATAATAGCCATAGTAAATCCTCCTTACGCCTTGTCGTGGCTGAAGTACATGCCAGACAGCATATTCTTGTATGCCTTGGCGATGCCCACCATGCGATAGCCAAAGACGTAGGCATCCGCGTCCGGGTTGTTCTCCGGGGCAATGATCTTCGGGGCGGCGTGCTTCGTATACTGGATGAGCGCATCCTTCTGGACGATGGCGAAGTTGATGTTGGCCGCGCCGGTTGCCTTCGTGTAACCGCCGGCTTCCTCCCCGGTCTTGCCGGAAAGCTGCTTGATGGCCGTGTAGAAGCGGCGCTGGGGAACCTTGATGACCTGCTCGAAGCCTTCCAGAACCTTCTTGCTCTTCGTGGTGTCCATATCGTTGATGCCCTGCAGCAGCGTCGGCGTGATGAACAGGTAGCGCCCGGTGGCGGTGACTTCCTCATCGTCCATCGCCGTCACGGCAGTACTCAGCGCCGCAACGGTGGCCGCGCCATCGGCAAGCGTCTCTTCCTTCTTCGTGACGCCGCTGATGCCACAGTAGGACGCAAAGCGGAAGGCGTCCAGTTCGGGCACAACCTTGTCACGGATGAACTGAGCCGACAGACGGCCAAAGGCAAGGCCAGCGGTTTCCAGATCGTCCATGACGTCCACGTCAAAGCGGCGGCCACGGTCAAAGTTGCACTTGACCGTCTCGTTCGTCATGGTGACGCCGCCCTGCACATAACCGCCGTTGCGGCTGTAGTCGGCCAGACCGTCCATGCTCATCATGGGGATGATGAGTTCGTTGGCGTTCGCGCCCTGCTTGGCGAGTTCGGGCGCACCGTCCAGCACGCTCGTAAGCGAGGCCAGTCGGTAGCACTCATCCAGCTTGGGGACAAAAGATTTTGCGAGTTCGATAGTGTTGCTCATAGGTTTTGCTCCTTATCTTATTCCATCGGCAGGGCC